ATGGCATCTTGTGCTTGAACAGCCGCATTGATCTTGGCATTCTGATAGGTCTGTTCACTAATCAAATCCTGCGAGCGTAGATATTCAAGTCCATTGAATAGTGTTTCATTGGCCTTCTGTGCTGCCAAGGTAGGATCCAATGATGTCATTTGTCCAGCCACTGCTTTGCCTGCTTCAACACCTGTTAGACTTTGTGTAGCGGCTCGGAGACTCTGTGTGATCTGTTCACGATCTCTTGCAGCCTGTGTCAACTGTAAACTAACTGCTAATTGATCTTTCATGTCCTGGGTGAGTGCAGAACCCAGTTCACGCTCCTTGGCACGGATGGCCACAGCCACTTCACGCTGTTTCAAATCAGCAATGCCTAGACTATAACGCTCATCTTCCAGTTTCAATAATTCTTGTGTGACGTTGGCCTGTGCTTTAGCAGCCAGTGTTAGGTTTAGACTCACAGTCAACTGGTCTTTCATGCCCTGTGTCAATGCCACACCTAGTTCACGTTCTTTAGCACGGATAGCCAGAGCAATTTCTCTTTCTTTGACATCAGCAATGGTCAAGCCATAACGCTCATCTTCTAGTTTCAGCAGTTCTTGTGTTACTGTGGCTTGTGCTCTAGCGGCCTGTTCTGCTTGAACTGTGACACTTATGGTCTGTGCCATCTGTTCTGTGAATAGATTGCCTAGTTTCAATCTTTCTTTTTCTATGCGTAGGTGTTCTTCACGCAGAGCCACATCATGGATGGTAAGACCGTTTATTTCCAGTTGTGCTAAGGCCAAATCCTGTGTATAAGAATTTAATTCTTCTGCTTGGAGATTTTCTCTGATCTTAACTGCTAGATTGGCTTTGTTGGCCTCATATACTTCTTTGGTCAATCCAAGACGATATGATTCAAGTTGAGCAGTGACCTGTCGCTGTCCTTGATCTTTAATGCCCGCTGTGGCAGTGGCACTTTCTAGTTCTAGTATGCTTCTTCTTACTTTGAGATTGTCTTCTTCAACAATTTTCTTTCTTGTGGCAATACGCAGTTCTTTTTCCAACTGCATTGGTATTAATGCACCAATCTCTAGATACTTGCGTCTTTCTTCTGTGACGACCTTTTCAGTTTCTGTTCTTAGATCACGCAGACCAGTGCTCTGTTGCAGGGTTTTGGTTTCATCTCTCAACTTGCCAATGGTCTTACCCAAGGCGATGTCAAGTTTTTCTTCTTCAGTGCTACGTTGTGCTGTGATTTTTACACCAGCCTTGGCCGCCGCTTGCAATTCTGCTTGAGTTTTGGCTGCTGCCTTGCTTTTGTCTCCAAATACGCCTGCTTGCTGTGCGGCATAACCCAAGGCAGCACCAACAGCAATCACAGCAGCCGCTGCCCCAATGGGGAATATCAAACTCATCAAAGTGGCGGCTGGAATCAGAGACGCTGCCAATGCCAAAGCGGCCACACCTAGGCCTGCCATAGCACCAATCACCACACCTATGTTTTCACTCATGAAATTTAGGATGTTTACAAAGGCGTCACCTAGGCCTGTGATATCAGAAAAACTCTTGATGGCCACAGATAGACTGGTCTGGAGATTTTCATAGGCCTGAGGTATGGTCTGCACTGTCTTGCCATGTGCTGCCGCTATTTCTGTGCTTTCTAACAGAGCCTTGGCCAGTATTTCTGCAGACAATTTGCCTTCACTGGCCATTTGACGCAGTTGACTTGTGGTCTTGCCTGTTTGTTTCTCAAGAACCTTCATCATGAAACCGTTGGTTTCAGTTATGGTGCGGAATTCATCACCATTCAATGAGCCTTTCTGCATGGCCTGTGCAAACTGATACAGAGCCGAGGCAGCACCAGCACCTGAAGCACCTGATATCTGCAAGGTCTTGTTGAACTGAGATGTGATGTAGGCTAGACTTTCATTGCTGGATCCTGCCAAGGTTGATGACTGTGCTAACTTTTGAAATAGGTCAATGGTTCCACCTAGATTACTACCAGTGGATTTGGCAGTGGCTGCCAATAACCCAAAGGTCTTGTTGGCATTTTCCACTGACCCTGTGGCGAAGATCAACTTGTTGGTCATCTCCTGTGCAGAGGCAGTGATTTTTACAAACTGCTCAACTAGATTGCCGCCCACTGCGATAGAAGCCAAGGCACCCAAGGCTCGAGTGAGTCCACCCAAGGCCCGTTCTGCTTGACTGGTGTCAGCGGTAATTCTAATTTGTGCGTCAGCCATGCTATCTTCGTCCTTTTTGTTTGTCCATTGCCTTCTTGGTTTCGTCTGCTTCTATCTTATAAAAAGCGGCCCACCCTGCAAACTCCACCACTGACATGTCTAATACTTCTTCAACTGTGCGGCCCAGATCCTTGGCAAGCCTATAGGCAAATAGGAGATCTGGATCCGCCCTTAGTTTTTTTCTGTATTATCCAAATCTAGGTCCTGCACATTATTCATTTCACCTACCACACGGATCAACACCTTGGGATCAACTTCATTCAAGAATACCATCTTGTCTGCGAAGGTAAACATCTTAGAGCCGTCTTGATTCCTAGCACGAAGGATTAGGCTTTCAACCAAGGCTTCAACAGTTTTACCTGCTTGGCTTAGTTCAAGGATCTTGCCTTCGTCTCTGAGTGTGGTTGCTGATTTCCAAAATATCTCAGCATCTCCCCATTCAGGAACTTTGACTGATTTCATCTCACCTGAAATCTGATTACGGAAGTGTGCTGTGGCTTGGTCTATTACTTTGTTCATTTGTATTTTCCTTTTATTGTGGTTAGAGTTGGTCCTATGATTCCACGAGGTGCCTGTCGGCTCGCTCCAGCCTCTAGTTTATCAATATAGGGAACACGATTTTCAACTTTGAAGTTGTTCTTGCTTGTTGCTTCTGTCCATGCGTTTTTAGCACGACCACTACGCACTGGTGTCTTTGATCTGGCTGTGGCATAGACGTCATCAGCAATCTGTTTGACCAGACGCTGTAATGAACGTTCTAAATCAACGCCAACACCTTGAACACCAGTGACTGTGATCTGCATATTATACGGCAGTGGTTGAGTAAGTTGTTGCACCAGTTCCTTGGAAACTAATACTTGCTTCTACCATACCATCCATTGATGTATTCACTGTGTATCCAGTTACAATGACATTGCCTGTGAAAGCATAGTCACTGGTGCTGGAATAGTTTTCAGCGATATACAATTTAACTGCAACACCTGAAGCACCAACCAATCCTGCTGTGGGGTTGAAACTTGATTCATATGTGTCAAAGTCGGCGGCGTCAAAATAGATATCAGCACTGCCTGAGAATGAACTCAAGCCAGTGATGTATGTGCGGACATCCACGCCCATTGTGGTTGTTTCTACTGTGTCAGCAGTCATCTCTACTGAGAAGTTGCGAACTGAGGCGATGCTGTTACCATTTAGATTAATTGCACCGTTGTTTCCTGTGATTGTAGCCATGTTAGTCTATCTCCTAATTAAGTTGCGGCGTAAGTGCAAGCACCTGAACCTTGGAAGGAAATACTTGCTTCAACCATTCCGTCCATTGAACTGTTTACTGTGAAGCCAGTGATGATAACTTCACCACTGAACTTGCCTGTGGCATCAGCAAGAAAACCTTCAAATGTCACTGTGCTTTGGCCAACTGTGCCACTTGTGGGATTTAGCACTGCGTGAGTGGCAATGGTTCCTGTGGAGGCTGCTGGATCAAAGTAGATGTCAGCACTGCCTGACCAAGAACTTAGTCCATTTAGATATGTTCTTACATCTACCTGCATTGTGGTTGTTTCAATTGTGTCACGAGTGAGTTCAATTGAAAAGTTGCGGACATTGGCGATAACTGCTACTGATCCGCCTACTGATGCGTCTAATTTCAAGACACCGTTATTACCTGTTAATATGGCCATTATTCGTCTCCTTGTTGTTTAATATTGGCTGCTTCTACGGCTGTTACGGTCGCCTTAGACTTCACCGGGGGTCGGAGACGAATAACCTCTTCTCTGACCTGTTCTGGTTCAGCATTGACTTGTGTCCATCCTGCTGAATTAAATTGTTCTAGTTGTTCTGGCTGACAGTATCTAGTCATGCCTTTTTTTGTAAGTTCTATCTTCATACGGATCCTCTTAGATAATTGTAAGTGACTGCATAGGTGATTAAAAACTCAGCCAGTGGTGGTTGGCGATCTATGATCTCCACTCTGATTATTTGACTGTCTGTGACACCACTTGAGATTAGTTCTCTGTAACGATCGCTGTCTAGTGCCTCTTCTATGGCCTCTATGAGATCATTACGCTGACGGTCTAGTTCAACACCTCTAACATAGGCACGGATTGAATACTCAATCCGGCCCATGCGACGACCCGCTCCCGAGTTACCCATTGTGATAGTTTCTCTA